GCTACTCGGCGCCATTGCGGCGCCTATCGATCCCACGAGGTCGGCAGCTTTGCTCTGCAGCGCACCGATACCGGTTCCAATTTGGCCGGTAGCGGCGTTTAGCTGCGACTGCGCCTGCTGGGCAATGTCGCCGAGCCCGGCAAGTTGCGTGCGCATCGCATCAGTCGCCGCCTGAACAGAGCTTGTTGCAGCCTCCATTCCGGATCGGAGTCCGTCAATTTGGGCGCTGATGATGACGCTGGTTTCAATATCGGCCATTATAGCCTCTTGCTGACAAAACTGCCTGCGCCGCAGCTTGCGGATTTCACGACTCTGCGGACGCCTACTCGGGAGTTCCCGCCCGAAGGCGGAGTTCGGCAAAGTCGCAGACTACGGGCGGGAGCCCGGCATTGACGTCTCCCGTGCCAAACGCAGGTCCCAGCTGAGCGAGCAACGAGCTGGAATCTGAATTCGGTCGCTGTCCTCGTCCCATCGACGTTGGCGGCAAGCGAGCGGATTTGTTTTTGCCCACGCCCAGATAGGCCGCGATCAGCAAATGCAACGGCGGGTGCTGTGCCCAGTAGGATGTCAGCTCCTCGATCTGGAAGAGCGTCATCTCGTCGATTATGGGGTAGCTGTATCCACAGGCTGTCGCGAGGAGACCATAGATTTCTCGCCAGGGGTCAGCGTCCCCGGAATCATGTCCGGAACCGAGTTGGCGCCCGGACTGCCTGCCCCCGGGCTGATCCCGGGGGCAGACGCTTCCCCCATAGCGGCTCCGCCTGGCTTCAGGCCCGAGCCGGTCAGGACGGCATTCAGCACGGTACTCGCGTTCCCGAGATCGAGCAGATTTTCGACTTTGTCCGGCGTCGTCTCGGGATAGTTGCGCTGCAGCGCCGCGGTGACGATATCGATCAGCACGTTGATTTGCGCTTCGCCCATCGACGCGCCGATTTCGGTCAGTTGCCTCAGTTTGGGCATCAACCGGCGGAGCTGGCCGAGGGTCAGTGGCGGCACTATCCAATCTTGGCCGCCCATTGCGACCGCCACACCGGGGATCATCACTCGACCGTGCTCAGATAGCCGATCGTTCCCGAAGCGTCAGCAAAGGCCATGAAATCGAGCTCGCTGATCGTCCAGGTATCGAGCTTAGTCGGCAGCGACAATTTATTTGCCGTGCACGCGTTAAAGCGGAGCGCGGTGCCGCTACCGTTGTAAGCAGTGTAAAACGTGGCCTTGAAGGTAGGAGTGATACCCATCGGCTGGTTTGCGAGGGTCACCTTGTTGCCGCTTGTTGCGACGTTGTAGGTGTACGAGATCAAAATCGCAGCACCGGCATCGGCAGAAGAGAAACTATAGGCGCCGGTAGCGAAGTTGACCGAGTATTGGCCGGTGTTTGAAGGCGTGGTCACCCGGTTGAAGCGCTTGCCGCTCACGGCGTAGCTGATCCCGAGATCGTCATTGTAGCTCGCCGCATTGGCGGGAATGACGGTGTAGGGCGTCGTCGCCGGAACCGTCGCGGCCTCCAGCTGCGACACGGCGAACTGCCCCGTAGCTGGTGTCACCCCGAAAAAAATATCTGAATACAGCAAACCGAGTATCTGCGCGAATTTGGCTTTCCCGGTTATCTTGCCCTGCCCACGCGCTATTGCCACGGGGAACTGGAGCTGGCCGTAGAGCTCTTTGTCGCTCCAGTCGAAATCGATCTGAATGTCTTGCAGCACGCCAAACTGTCGTGGCCCGATGCCCGACCCGATTGTATCGGTGCGTTCTCCCCATAACGCGCCGGAGCCGAAGCTTAATTGCATGTCATTTACTCCCCTTTAAGAGCCGCTTCAGCTTCTCTTTGGCGGCGTGGGCGATATTCCAGGCCTGAGTGTCGCGGGCGACCGCCGAGCCCGGAAAATGATCGGCCCACCAACGTTCAATCAGCTGCTCGACCGAAGGAGGCGCGGCGGCTTGGTTTGTGCTATAATCTTCCTCGGCCATTGGTCACTCCTGGAATAAGGCGCATTGAAAGAAACATCGGCGAGCGGACCAATAAACGTTCCCTTGGTTGATCACCGATCGTCAGAAGCACAAGATTTCGACCGGTACGATCGCGATGGCCTGATCGCCAAGCACGCCTTCGTCAGTCTGAAGCTTGCCCGCTATGTAGGCGTGCTGGACCATTTGAGGCAGCCCAAGGTTCTGGATCCCAGTCGTCGGTGATGGTGCAAGCGCGGCTTCGATAGCATCGAGCAGCGGGTTCAAAATCGCTGCTGGCGCCAGATAGGGGTCGCTTGAGTGGGCGTACACGTAGAATTCGGCGTAGAGCGTCCATACTATCGGCGCACCAAGCTTTTTTATTGCGGCTTGACCCCCTTTTTCGCTCATGAACAACGCTGGCTGCTCCGCCGGAGCGACGTCCGCCCAATGTCGCAGCCGGCGATTTGTGCTGGTGAACTGCGCCGCTTCCGCGCCGAGCTCCCATAAGGCGGCGTAGATCGTTTCACGAACTATCATCGGTCGGTCTCGAATGCCTGGACGCGACGAACCAATGCTGCGCTGGCTGGCAAAAAAACGAGATCTGTCGCCTCTGGTCCTGAGGACGAGGAAGCAAGTATTATAATGCGAGCGATGATCATCGCGTTAGCGCCTCCCGCAATGCCGCTTCCACCTCATCGCGTATCGCAGGGTCCATATCTTCCAGTGCCGAGCTCAGAAAAGAAGGCTTTGGAACGTCTATCCGGCGACGGTCGGACCTCACGTTAATCGCCTTCTTGGGTCTTGCGCGTCCGAACGCCGTTTTGATACGGCGCAGCTTCGCTCCGACCCCAACCGCACCATATCCGTGAGGGTGGGCATATCCGCTGTCGCTAGAGACCGTTGCGGCAATCCTGTCGTCGCTCTGATCGAGTTGCAAACTCGTGCTCAATCCGAGTGACCCCGAGCGAGCAGTGAGGGTTTGGCCGATGAGCTCATTCCCCTGGATCCTGTTCTGAAGTTGGATTCCCAGTGTGGCGATCGCACGGGCAAGCCCCGAAGCGGCCAGATCCGGAGTGGCGCGAAGCCAAGCCAGCACCGCGTCGTCGCCGACAATGCGGGCGGTAATCACAAGACGCCGGATACTAACGCAGCATCGATGCCGGTTGCCGCCGGTGGCGGTTGGATCGCGGCTATCGGCGCAACCAGGCGATATTGTTGCAACAGCGTTTTAGTCGCATCGCTCATATCTTTTTGCGCATACGAGACGGTTTCTGCACCGCCCAAAGATCTCGAAATCTCGCCGATGCGAGTACGCTCTCGGTAGCGCAGCGAGACGAGCTCGATGCATGCCTGTGCAACTTCGGGCGGAGTCGTCGAATACCCGGCCGTGTACGCGATAACGACGTTCTGGGCCCCGCGCTTGAACCGGTAGCCGCGAATTGAAAGCTGTGTGGAACTGAACCGATAGCCCGCTGCGGTGAACGAGGGCGCCGCAGGAACATCCTGGCCGTCGATAGTCAACGACAGCACAGCCGTGACCGGAAAGCACGCGAATTGCAGCCTCTGGCCTCCCGTTCCGTCGCGGATTTCGAGATAATCGGCCGATGCGATCTGGCGATTAAGCCAAGTCTGGATATATTGGCTTGCCGCCGAGACAAGACGTGTAAGCAGCGCGTCGTCGGTTGTCGGAAAGGCGGCCTGCCCGGTTTGCAGCCACGCCTTAACGTCGGCAAGTGTCGTCAGATCCTCGAAGGCCACTGGATCAGCCCTTTTTGGAACGATTGCTCGGTGCCGATTTGGCTCGACTCGAGGCCAGCATCGTCCCCTCAAATACGGGGACGAAGCCATGCGCGAACAGCTCGGAAGCGGCTTCGGCCGGTACGACCACGTCTCCATTCGAATTGCCGAGATATTGATGGCCGGCATAGGAACACCCCGCAGCATCGTCGTGGTGCAGCGTGAGCACGCCAGCGGAAATCGCGTTGTCGCCGGTCTTTGCCAATACGAACCCCCCGATTGTTGTTAGTGGGCCGACAGCCTCCAGAGGCACTTGGATCAGACCGCCGTCATCGAGCGAATACCGCGCTGCCCCGTGGCTCGCCTCATCTTGGCCAAAAGCAGCGCGCAGCGGTATCAGGTCCCCGCAGGGCGAGACCCCCGGGCTCGCCGGGCTCGACCCGGGGGCTGCCACAACGGACGCTTTTAAAGAAAGCGTCGAGTTCTCGAGCATCGGCGTCAGCCGTTTGCGATGTTGCAGATGACGCCCATCGCAAAGGGAGCATAGACGGCCAGTACTTCTTCAGCGTAAACGCCGACCTGGCGCTGGCGAGTAACGATCGGCCAATCGATTTGGTAGTAGTCTTGCCGAGTTTTGATCTCGGCGACGTTCGGCACCTCGTTCGACTGGTATTGAATGGGCAGGTTCTCCGCCCAACCGAGGACCGTTCCAGGCGGCACCTTCGGGTGAATCCGGATCGGGATCCGAAGCCCTCCATTCAACGCGAACGGATTATAATAAAACTGAACCACTCCGGACGCGGTCAGTTGATACTCACCGTCGCTGCCGTCGGCCGGACTATCGTAGCGCAGCAACGGGCCTGAGGCATTCGACAGCACCATTGCCGTTATGTTCTTCAACTCCTGAGAGTTGACGTAGAGAACCGTCGGTGAGACTTGGAAATTGTCCCACATCTTCTGGAACATTGTGTCGATCTCGACGACCGAGCCGCGGCCCGATGCAGTCAGAGATGTGCCAGTTCCTGCCGTCCCGGTCGGCATGACATTAACGTAGGCATTCGACCCCGGTTTCAGCGCTGTCGTCAAAAGTCCGTCATAAGCGTAACTCGGGTTGGCAGAATTGTCGGCAGTGATTGCGCTTTGCGACTGGGTACCCGTGCTGAGCGGCGCAGATATGGCCAGACTGTTGATCGTCGTGATGGCCTGCAACGTCTCGCTGCCGCTGGTGGTCGACACATACCAAGCATACGCAACCGCGCCCTGGACTGGGCTGATCGAGCAGAACAGCGTTTGGCCCAGCGTCACCGCTTGGCTTGCTTCGGCACTAAGGTTGGAGGAACCACCCGACAGTGTGAAATTCTTGCCGTCAGCCCCTGTCACCGTTTTCGAGGTCGCGACCCCACCCAAAACGGTGGAATTTTGATAGCCTTCGAGGGTCAGCGCGACGACTTTGACGAAGTACGTCGCAGCCGGAAGCGCCGCTCCGGCGCCTGATGCCGACAAGGTCGGAGTAGAAGGCGTACCGAGCGTCAATGAGGCGTTGCCGGCGAGGATCGCCATCTCCTCCTTCAGCATCATTTTCTGCAGAAGGCGGAACGCCATGTTGGCCTGGATGTCTTCAAAGGTCCGGCCCGCGGAGATTGCTTCGAAGGTCGCCGCGTCTTCC